TTACACCTCCACATCAAAGACCGTAGTGGTCTCTTCATCTTCACGACGCTCACACACCACGTCATCCTCATCCCAGTCGATAGTACAATCCAACTCACTCAGAGCATTGTCAATTGCGGCTTGCTCTGCTAGATCCTCATCACTGCTCCTTACATACTGACGACGTGTAACAGTAACGGTCACATCGAATGCGTAGACATGCACCAACTGCTTATCCATATTGTCAAGATGTAGCACTGTGTCCTTGAGCAGTGTATCCAGCTCCTCAAACAACTCACTTCTTGGATGCTCGTACATGTCGTACTCGATAAAGCTACGCATCTTACTTATCTGATCGCGAAACTCTTCGAGATCTTCCCTGCTAGTTAGTAAATCATTCATTCTGTACACCACTCCACTCGTTTAATAATATTATCACCATACTCATTCGCAGTATAGTCGCTGATTACTTCCATCGGTTCACTGGTACTTGTGACATTACCGTACACAAACTGGAACCATGCGATGTATGACTCACGCTGATCACTCCACACACCCACGTCATCGAAGTCACACTCACCCATGTTGTCTAGAACCGTGAAGTACTCACGAGACTTTTCAACATCAGCATACTCACCATCACCGTGCACACTGATGCTCTTGTCTGGGTCACGCAACACTGAGTCAATAAAATACTGAGCTACTCTTACCTCTGTAAAATGCATAATTACTACTCCTCTTCCCATTCATTACAACACTTCTCACACATATACAGACTACATCTGCCTGTAATACCAAAATTCAAACGCCCAGCTATAAGTATCTCCCTCGTTGCCGTATCCTCATTAGGAAAGATCTCTTGCACAACGCTCGACCTGTTACTAGTGTAACTATTCCACGCATCCCCGTCAACTATGCACGAATGCACTTCGCCACAAGACATGCACCTAGCAGACACCTGCTTATTGTTGAATAGATCTACTACTTCTCCCATAGTATTTCTCCATTAGCTTTTCCACGTTATCTTCCCAACACGACACACAGATACACTCGCCGTCGTCCTCTTGGTACACCTCCTTCTCACTGTGGAACCACTCACCACACTCATTACATTCAAAGACCATAGACATCAGAATATATCCTCCGCCATCTCCAACATACACTCAATCTCATCGGGACTACTCCACTCATCAGGGTACGGTGACATATCCTGCGCCACACGTATTAACTCCATCATTTGAGCAGGATAGATAGGGCTGTGTATACATACGTGTTGACCACTTCCAAACGCACCACATCCATATTCAGTAAACGCTACTGCCGCCTGTTTGTATGTGTGTCCTTCCATATCATGCAACTCGTCATGATCCCACGGTTCACCACAATACCTGCAATGAATATCCATTGCCACTCCTCCTATGAATTAACACGACCATCAGGTTCAATGCATAACCACATACCACACCACTTAACCACGACGGCAGGGTCACACATCATCGGTTCAACACTACGCCTGAACGCACGGTAAGACATACCTTGATTGTTCAGACTCCACTTACGTAACAGCGACTGCTGTTGGTTCTTAGTTAATGCGAGCACTAGTCAAACCTCCCCACACGTTGATTGCCTACGCTGTCCTTGATGCCGAATATAGAATAAGGATACGCCCACATCGTCCACCCGTTGAAGTCAACACGAGCATACGGCTCAAGCGGTTCATCTTCCGGCGCGTGATACACACCATCGTCGTCGATGTCACCCTTCCAGTGGTCAGCAAAACCACCTCCACCATACGTCTCATTCATCTCATCAGCTACGGTATTGATACCACCACCCGCGAACCTTGCCGCTACAACGCCACGACCAAAGAACTCAGGGACAATCCCAAGCCACTCACGGTCGGCCCGCTTATCAAAGTATTGAATCATCATAATTAAGACCCTCTAAAAATTAATCCAGATTAATTAATGCCGGTAATATAAACAGAACGAATACTCGACACAGTTATTATCTCATTTAGTTATATTGGTGTCAACCGACCTGTCCACCCACAGTGTCAATCGTAAATGACAGGCATAAAAAAACCGCCCGAAGGCGGCTCAAGTTTGGACGTTGGTGCGGGTCTAGCTGGCGTCGCGGTGCAGGTCTATCGATACCTGAGCGAGGTAATGTGCGATCTCCATTTTAGTGTGTCCGTTGTCGAATGCCTTCTGTAAGAATTCAGAGAACAGGTGACCGATGGGGTTGGCATCGTTGGCCGTTGGCTCGCTTGACTCAGACTCAGACGCGACCTCTTCATCGCTGGCAACGTCCTCATTCTTCGGGATTCCCAACGCCTCGTAACATGTTTTGAGCGATGTCGTTTGAGCGGACGCGGCTTCAAGGGCGACTATCCCGTCTTCAATGGTGCTTATCTCGTGGTACTCAGACAGCTTTTTGTCCAGATTGGCGGCGACCTTCACCAGTCGCATAACCTGAGACGCCTGAGTGTTTGCGGACGCCTCAGCGTTGCCAGCGTCGGTGTACTGAGAGACGATGCTAGCGCGTAGGGGCTTAAGGTCGTTCTTTGTAATGCCAGCTTGAGCGGCTTTGATAACTTCATCGCAGATTTTATCCAGCGTGGATTCGTTGGCTTTGGCGACAGCTTTGTCTCCCTTGATCATTGCCTGCGCGATTCGTGTTCCTAGAGTTTCGATATTGGTCATGATAATGATTCTCATTTAGATTACGCCGTGCGTTATTGCCCGACAATTGGAGTATAACAAAATTCAAACTTGGTGCAAGCGACATAGAATTAATCCAGATTAATTTAGACATTGAGGCACCTTCGTAGACTCTCGCTTTTTACTGTACAAAAACGCAGTGCTGTATAAATAAACACTTGATCTTTGAAATTTTCTGTGCTAGGCGGCGACGGGGAGGGGATTTTTATGTCTCTCTATCGGAAAGGTTCTACCTAGATACAAAAAAGAGCTAAATTAGAAAGCGTTACTACTAGTACTTTGCGTTATATATCAAGACTTTAGTAGAACTTCTAGTTATATAGATAATCTGCACTGTAAAACTACAGAATCTGTGCTGTAAATACAATGTTTTTACCCCACAGGGGTTGACAAATGAGTAAAAGTATGCTATAATATATGTATATATAGAACTATAGCGGAAAGTACGATGCATTAAGACTAAGTACTAGTGCATATTACCCACAAGTATAGATAACAAACCAGAAAGCAAACTAGGTAGAGCCTATACAATGGAAAATAAAAAGAATCCTGTAGGCAGACCCAAAAGAACTTCTGTTTCTAGTAAGGCAAAGGGGAATAGGAAGTCTGTTGGACGCCCAAAGGGTGATGCGGCGATCATTAATGAGTATAAGGCAAGGATGTTAAACTCGCCTCGCTCCCGCGCTGTGATGGATGCGATATTTGATGCCGCATTAGACCCAGAAAACAAGAATCAGTCAGCGGCGTGGAAGTTAGTTATGGATCGTATCCTTCCTGTTGCCGCATTTGAAAAAGATATCGTTAAAGACGCTGGGAGAAACGCCATTCAGATTAACATTAGCGGTGTTGGTGCAGTAGAAGTACCAGAACCTACCATTATTGAAGGAGAAGTAGTAGATGAATCTTAAGCATTTTGACCCTTCAGAGTTTAATTGTCAGGTTACTGGGCACAATAACATGGAGAAAGACTTTCTAGAGAAGATGGACAAGTTGAGAGAGGCATGTGGGTTTCCTTTCACTATCACCAGTGGGTATCGACACCCAACTGAGCATCCGATAGAGGCTAAGAAAGAAGTACCCGGATGTCATGCTCAGGGAATCGCGGCGGATATAAAAATAACAAGCGCCGTGTTTCGCCTTAAGATAGTAACAAAGGCTATTGAGCTAGGCTTTACAGGTATTGGTATCGCTGACGACTTTATTCATGTAGACACAAGAGGTACTACGCCTGTCATGTGGACGTATTAGTGGATCTTGACATTAAACTACTGCCTTGGCAACAAGAAGTATGGGCAGACAATACACGATTTAAAATAGTAGCGGCAGGTCGTCGTACTGGCAAGTCCAGACTGGCGGCATGGATGCTAATTGTTAATGCATTGCAAGCAGATAGAGGACATGTATTTTATGTTGCGCCGACCCAAGGACAAGCACGAGACATCATGTGGCAGACTCTGCTTGAGCTTGGTAGTCCTGTTATCTCTGGTAGCCACATCAATAATTTACAAATCAAGTTGGTCAATGGAGCAACCATTAGCCTCAAAGGGGCTGATAGACCAGAGACAATGCGTGGGGTGTCGTTAAAGTTTCTTGTTCTAGATGAATACGCAGACATGAAGCCAGAAGTATTCGAACAAATCTTAAGACCGGCTTTGGCTGACCAAAAGGGCTGTGCAATGTTCATTGGGACACCAATGGGTCGCAACCACTTTTACGAATTATATCAATATGCGGAACTAGGGGATGATGAAACTTACAAGGCTTGGCATTTTACTTCTTACGATAATCCTATTCTTGACCCGTCTGAAATCGATGTTGCTAAAAAGTCTATGTCTTCTTATGCGTTTCGTCAAGAATTTATGGCGTCGTTTGAAGCCCGTGGTTCAGAAATGTTTAGAGAGGACTGGGTCTCTTTTAGCGACGAAGAACCTGAAGTAGGAGATTACTACATTGCAGTTGACTTGGCAGGTTTTGAAGAAGTCAACAAGAAACGGACAAAGAATAGTAAGCTTGACGAGACTGCCATTGCTGTCGTTAAGGTCAGTGAGCATGGTTGGTTTGTTG